TCAAGCTGATCTCTGATTAACGCCGCCGTTTAAAATCCACTGCTCCACCTCAGCCAGTAAGTATTTTTTAGGGCGATTCCTTACTGGCTTGGGGAAGGAATGATTCAGCACATAAGTCCTCATTGTTGTTCGAGAGGTAACACCAATTTTTTGCATCGCTTCGCTTTCAAAAATCATTTCAATATTAGCCATTATTTTTCTCCACACATTCCTGCTGCATCAGGTTTGTTTAGCCGTGACAGGTCACGGCGTATCGATATTCAATTTAAGTTTGTGCCAGCCGCTGGTGGCCCAGCACGCAGCCTCACCCTGGCAAGGGCATGACTGCACCGGCAGCTGATCGCCACACTTACCGCACTGCTGGTGTGCCAGCACATTCAGTTGCTGTGCCAGCTCAGCGGCATCCTTCCGGATTAACAGCGCTATGTACTCGTTCAGCTCATACGGTTCACGACCGGGGCGGCGTGCGGCGCAGTTCTGCGCCAGCATCTCCAGCTCCTGACTATCCAGCGCCAGCTCCAGCTTTTTACCACCGGCAGCGGCCTGTCTGGCATGCTGCGCGGCTTTGCGTTCGGCGGGGGATTTAGGCATTTGTTACCGCCGCTTTGACAGCTTGCCACACAATCTCAAGCAACGATGACCAGGCCAGATAGGTATGAATACCCGCCACAAATCCAAAACCGATGATCATGGCATAGAGTAAAGCGTTGCATTTAGACATCACTCCGCCTCCTTCAAAAATATAATCCAGTGGGTTTTGTCGCCTTTGCCGGTGCGCTGCCAAATGGTTGGCTTCTGTTCGGTTAGGGCGATTACCTGGCTTACCGGTATCTGTGTCTCATTCCATTTAAAAATCAGTGTGCCGTGTGGCCGCAATACCCGGAAAGCCTCACTGAAACCAGCGCGTATATCGTCGCGCCAGTTTTGCTTATCCAGCGCACCATACTTTTTACGCATCCAGCCGTTCTCTCCGGCGCGGTCGAGGTGAGGCGGGTCAAAAACCACCTGAGCAAAACTGCAATCAGAGAACGGTAGGGCGCGAAAATCGGCGATTACATCCGGGTTTATGTGCAGGTTTCGCCCATCACAAAGCGTGTGCTGCTCATTACGGATGTCGGTGAATAAGGCCCGAGAATCAGTCTTATCCAGCCAGAACATGCGAGAGCCGCAGCACATATCGAGGATTGGCTGATCCATCACTCCACCTCCACGCGCTTAAACTCGATGACCCACACCCACGGGTTAGCCTGCCAGTTTTCTTCTCCGTAGATTGATGCCCATAGCGTTGGAAAATGGTCTGATGGGGTTACGGCAAAGTCTGGTTCTCCGCCGCCGCGACCGTACCAGCAACCCTCAGACTTAGCATCAGATTGACTGATATCCTGTAACCGCTCAACCCGAACGCCGGTAATCTCCAGCGTTATGCGTGACGCCCAGCGCGGCATGTGGATGGAAGGCGTCCAGCCAACCATTTCGCTACCATCCCAAGATGCGCGGTGGATACAATGCTCAGGCTTGCGATAGCGCTCAGGTATTATGCTCAATGGCGAGCCCTTGCAGCCGTAGAATTCCACATCACCCCATGTTCCGTCACGCGGAGCGTCAGGCATCCACGTCTCACGCACCCACAGGCGATCACCAATTGCACCAAACGGACACTTAGCCAGAAACTGCTCATGCTTATAGTCCTGCCACACGCCGCTACGATCACGCATTGAGAACACATAGTCCTGATACCATTGGTCACCAGGAGCACGATAGGAAATGCATTCATGACCGCGAGCCTGCATATTTTTAGCCGGTGACTGGATGATCCGGCGGGTCTGCGTCTTTCTGCCGTCGAGAACTGCACGAACCATTTCGGCGTTAAAGATGATTGGGCGCTCTTTCATGATGGCTCTCCTGCGCGGATTGCATGTGCGTAGTAATGCGGGACCGCTTCACCACTAACCCTGAATTGCTGCTCTGGCCCTTCACCTTCAGCAACGCAGACAACTGGCGTTTCCCGCCCGCCGACAATGCTATATTCAGCACTGTAACTGTCTTCCTGTTCCGCCCATTCTTCTGCTGCTGACTCGTGGTCGTGCGCCTCAATTTCACAGGCATCGTCACGCTCTGAACCCATATCAGGGCACCACACTAAGAAGGTCTTCATCACTCACCATCCTTAACCCATGCATTCCAGATACAGCCCGCTGGCAATCAGCCGGGCACGGCGTTTGGCTGCTTCACAGTTGCGTTTTTTTGCCTCTTCGGAGCAGTCATTCCTGTGGTTGATCACCATTGGCTTGCATGGTGGGGGAGCAATACGGCGCGGGTTTCTGGTCAGGGTGTAAGTGCGGTCAATAGAGCCGCCCCCGAGACAGATTTGATTTGAGGCTTCGACCTGCAGCGTTTCGCCACCTCTGCGCATTATGTGAATAACCAGACGGTTGAACTCACTAAGGGTCATACCGAGACGTTCTGCCAGCTCACGGCCAGTCGCCGGCCCTTTTGATAACTGCCAGGCTAACTTTTCACTGAATCCGGCATTCGCCCCGGTGCTGCGCCGGAATTGGGCGACCTTTTTCATGACACCACCTTCAGCGTTACCGTGCGTCTGCGAAGCAAATCCATTTCCATTTGGGAAATGATGTTGATCGCATGTGAAATGCCGGGCTGGTGGTGGTTACCCAGAGTTGTCACAGCGCTGCGTGCTTCCCCAAGGGCTTCGCTGCGCAGTGTGCGAATCCACTGGTCACAAGCTGGAGTGGCGAGCGCTGCGTTCAGGTCATCAATCAGGGTCATGTCAGCCCCGGCAGCCTGAAGCGCTGTGATGGTGTCAGGCAGCACGCTGTTAATACGCAGTACCTCTGCAGCCATCAGGTTGGCGCGAACAGTCGCAACGTCGAGGCGTGATGCAAGTTCAATAACTAATTTCGCCATGTCCATCACAGAGGTTTCTTTGCCGATGTTCTTAGCGAACTGGTGGCCAGCAGCGACAACTTCTTTATTCGATTTGAAGTGATGCATGTCATCGCCCTCAGTGAATGGTGATGGTGCTGTTAAGGCGCTCAGCTTCGTTCTGCGCCTTAATGGGATTAGTGATTACCGAGCCATCAGGCATAACCCAGCCGTTGAGAATATGGCTGTAGGGCAGGGTGATAATGCCAACGGTAATATGGTCGTTAGGCTTTTCCATGAAACTCTCCACACACGATTTTTGGTTGCATGAATCCCTTGCCAGTGACGGCAATAAAAAACTTTTTGGATTCGTTTAAGTTGGCTGGTGAGCTACTGCAATAACCCACAGCCCGATTACTCCACACACTTGAAAGGTTGCTGCGGTGCCGGGTGCCTCCCGGTGCTCTGGTCAGACTGACAAACCTCAGAGCGGAAACTCTTAGACTGTATGCAATCTTTGTCAGTCTTCCGCGTGCGCTAGCCGCATTCACCACAACGAAAAGGACACTTACTCCACGTCTCTAAAGCGTTCGAAAACACCCGCTTTGCAAATGCCCTTATCGTTGTGAAAAAGGGCGGTTAAACCAAAACATTTAGAGTAACCGCCAACACAGCAATTCCGTACTCTTAAAACGCTGGACCGTAAGCCACGTTTTCAACGTCACAACACATCGTCACTACCCCCGTATCACCGTCACAAATAAGGTCAGCATCCGGGAAGAGATAAAGAAAAGTTATTAGGTCCCAAAACTTACTGTTAGCCATTTGTTTTGAGAAATTCATTCGCTAATCCACTTAGTAGCCGCCATTGAGGTAAACAATAAATCCGATATGCATATAACGCAAGTATTAAAATGCGTTAATTGCAAAATTACCATGCAAAGGGCGCAAAAAAACCCGGATTAACCGGGTTCTTTGTCACAGGGAGATGAGTTAGCCGTGCCGCTTAAATGATTGAGACTGGCTGATCATGACTTTACCGAAGATACGAAAGCGTTGCTCATTGGACTCATCAATGAACCAGTCCCGATAGCGCGTGTTATCAGAAATAACGACAATCTTATCTGGCACTATCTGCAGGCGCTTTATATGTATTTTCCCATCGAAACCAAATACATAAATACCATCACCATCAAACTGAGTCACTGAAACATCTACAAAAACAAGGTCACCAGGCTCAATGGTGCCGGACATACTGTCGCCGCGCACATTAACCATTTTGACAGCAGCTTCAGGCTTACCGCCGAAGAAGTTCTTGGCATGCTCAGTGTTGTACTCAATAGAGCGGATGACATCGATAATGTCGCTTCCTACAAATGCTCCCGGTCCAGCACTAACATTTAGATCAAGCAAATCCACACGATACACATCCCCCCCTTGTATGCCTTTAACAATATCCTTACTGTCATTATATACAGTATTTTTCGGATCGGAGGGAATAAATAGTTCGCTAAGGCTCACATTTAGAGCATCTGCAATCTTATTAAGCGATTGCTCGGTAAAGGATTTTTGTTTTCCCGTCTCAAGTCGTGAAATATTAGCCTGATCGACGCCAACAGCATCAGCCAGATCGTTGATTCTCATCCCCCGCGCAAGGCGAAGTTCTCTAATTCGGTTTCCTATGTTCATGTGTCTATTTAATGGCTGGTTTGCATGAAACGCAAATTAACTTGCGCAATCTGCTTGCGTGAAATAATATGCACATTACGCAATTAAGGAGGCGTTTATGCATTCACCATTAAGAATATTGCGCAAGTCGCAAGGTAAGACATTAAGCGAGGTTGCTTTAGCTATTCACTTAGATGTCGGAAATCTGAGCCGCATAGAGCGCGGTCTTCAGGTTGCTTCTCTAGATGTAGCTGAGCGCCTGGCTGTTTTTTTTCAGGGCCAAATCAGTGAGCTGGAGATTCTTTATCCGCAGCGGTACCAAGCTGACATCGCAACTCTAACAGCTACCTCAGCAGTAGCGAAACCACAGTAGAGAGGGCTTAACCGTGGATCAAAAGCATTGGCAGGTAGAAAAGCAACCAGCATGGCTGGTGGCTGCAATCAAGAAGACTATTTCAAGTCTTCCAGGTGGTTATGTGGAAGCAGCCGAGTGGCTAGGCGTGACAGAAGATGCGCTTTTCAACCGCCTTCGCACTAATGGAGATCAAATTTTCCCAATGGGCTGGGCAATGGTGCTGCAGCAGGCAAGCGGCACTAAACATATTGCGAATGCGGTCTCCCGCCAGTCAAACAGCGTTAACGTCCCATTGGTGGACATTGAGGATGTTGATAACGCGGATATCAATCAGCGTCTGATGGAGTCGGTAGAGTGGATTGGTAAGCATTCTGCCTATATTCGCAAGGCAACCGCTGACGGTGTGATTGATGCGGCTGAACGCGAGCAGATTGAAGAGAATAGCTATCAGGTAATGGCTAAGTGGCAGGAGCATCTTACGCTGCTGTATCGCGTGTTTTGCCCGCCAGAAAAGGTGAACGCCGCAGGATTGCAGTCCGCGGCGTTCGATGCGACTAAATCAACGTGTGTGGAGAACTAATCGCGTGATCAATTTAACCAGATTATCAGGCTTACCGCAATTCCGTTGCTTGCCTTCAGCTGGTGGCCGCTTCAGCAGTGAGCCGCTGCGGTATGTGCTTAATGTACCCGGCGTTAGCGAAGAAGTTAACCACAGCTTTGTTAGTTGGGCTGTGGGTGATGCCAGTCAGCGAATGAAGGCGGTCAAATGCGAGAACTTGACAGAATCTTCCGTGATAAACGCGGAATCCCTGTGCGGGTCATTAGATGGGAGCCAGAGAACGACCGGGTTATCTACCTGCGTGACAACTATGAACATGGCGAGTGCTTCAGCTCTCTCGAACGGTTCAAGCTGTACTTCAGGGAGGTCAGTGTAAGTCATGAGCCTACTTCTGAAAGTTAAGCCATTGGTTATCAGCCCGATGCTCGCTCTGCGTATTGGCATTAACGAGGCCATTGTGCTTCAGCAAATTTGTTACTGGCTGGAAGACACCACTGCTGGCATCGAATATGACGGCAAACGCTGGGTTTATAACAGCATTAATGCCTGGAATGAGCAGTTTCCATGGTGGACCGCGAAGACGATACAAAGAACGGTCTCTTCCTTGAAAAACATGGGTCTGATTTATGTTGAGCAGCTTAAAAAAAGGCAGCATGACCAGACTAATTATTACGCAATTAACTATGCGAGCCCTTTACTGGCCGATACGGACAATTTGTCCCTATCGAGAGAGACAATTTGTCCCAATCGAAAAGGTCAATCTGTCCCTATGGATAAGGACAAGTTGTCCCAATCCATCAGGTCAAATTGTCCCAATGTTACAGAGAATACAACAGAGATTACTACAGAGATTACTACAACCCCTTCTTGTCAGGTTGCGTCGCAACCAGACGATGAGTGGTCACTGGTTAATCGTTCTCGAGAAGTTTTGCGCCACCTGAACAAAGTTACCGGCGCTAAGCACACTGAGGCTCAGTCGTCGATGGGCCACATCAAATCCCGGTTGAAAGACTCATTTACGGTGGAAGAGCTTTGCCTGGTGGTGGATTACAAACACGCGCACTGGGAAGGAACTGAGGAATATCAGTACATGCGTCCCAAAACGCTGTTCATCCCCGGCAATCTGCCTGGATATCTACAGTCAGCGACAAAGTGGGATAAGGCCGGTCGCCCACCACGTTCTGAGTGGAATGCTCTAAAGCGCAACATGCAGCGGGATATCACAGTGATTCCGCAACCTGACAGCACAGTGCCTCACGGCTTTCGCGGCGCATAAGGGGATAGAGTGATGATTAACCACGAATCAAAAATTCTTGAACTGATTACCTGCAATGGTCCGCTGAAGGTTCGCGAACTCTGCAAGCTAACCGGCCTGCATGAGACATCGGTGAAGCGCTTTATCAAACCGTTGTTCACCAAAGGACTGCTAAAGCGTGCCAGCGACTGGAGCTACTCGATCAACACAGCCCCGTTACCGGTTGAGAGCGAGAGATACAGCCACAAAGCTAAGCAGGCCGCCGAACTGGAAAGCAAAGGGTTCTGGCTGCGTGCAGCTCAGGTATGGCGTGAGGCCATGCTGGTGGCTAAGTTCGACGCATCACGCAACGAAGCCAAAGAGAACTGCGACCGCTGTGCAGTAAGAGGCTCACTCAACTGTGGCAGCTACGGTGGCCTTGATACAGGCCGTATCGGTGAAAGCTTCCTGAGTGAGGTTCGCCAATGAAAGCGCACCTGAAGAGCCACTATCAACGCAATGAGATTTTCTACCAGGCCATCCGCACCGCAGCGGTGATGATTGTCGCCCTGATTATTGTCCTGACATGGGAGCTGACCACAGCATGAGCACTTTAGCGCGCGTTTACGACGACAAGAAAAATAGCGATACCGATATCACCACCCGAAAAACCTACCTGCTGGGCGTTGATGAGCTGTATGTCGAAACTAATTACAACATCCGTGATATTGATCAGACTCATGTCGAGGAATTCCGGGACGCCTTTATCGCTGGTGAGCACGTGCCTCCGCTGGCTGTTAAGGTCACTGAGAAGGGCATTAAGATTATCGACGGCCATCATCGTTACTACGGTGCGAAGCTGGCACAGGAAGCAGGCTATACGCTGCGCCTTGAGTGTAAGGACTTCGTTGGCAGCGAAGCTGATAGCGTGGCGTTCATGGTCACCAGTAGTCAGGGCCGCGCCCTTTTGCCACTGGAACGTGCCGCAGCCTATCAACGCCTCGTAAATCAGGGCTTAGAGCCAGCAGAGATCGCTGCCAAGGTGAAGCGTTCGATCACCGATGTAGAACAGCACCTCCAGCTGCTGACCGTTGGCGAACCGCTGATTGAGATGGTGAAGTCTGGTGAAGTGGCCGCGACGACTGCGGTAGCCCTACAGCGTGAGCATGGAGTGAAAGCATCATCGGTAGCGCAGGAGCAGATGCAGAAGGCTAAGGCGGCTGGCAAGAAGAAGTTGACCCGCTCAGCAGCCATCGTATCACCGGCAAAACTGCGTGAAAAAATCCGGGCAGAGCATGCGGTGTGGTCACAGGAAACTTTTGGCGATGTTGGTCCGGTTGGACCCCTGAAGCACCTGGCAAAAGAGGCAATGGAAGCAGCCGAAGCACCAGACGACCTGTCGGAATGGGCTGACCTTCAGTTTCTGATGTGGGATGCCATGCGCCGCGCCGGTATTAGCGAAGAAGAGCTTAACGCTGCTATGGAGCTGAAGCTCAGCGTCAATAAGGCACGTAACTGGCCGGAACCCAAAGACGGTGAACCGCGTGAGCACTTGAAGGCTGATAGCGAAGGTGCTGTTGAGTCTGAAAAAGACTATGGCGATGATCTGCCACTACTGAAGCACGAAATTCTTGAGCAGAGCGGCGTTGAAGTGTGGGCGTGCGTTATTGCCGCGTTCAAGATGAAAGCTGAGTACACCTACAGCGAATCCAAGTGGGCGCATACATGGGCGGCAGACTCCGTAGAGAACCCTACCTGTGTGACAGTGCCGGCAGAGACGATTACCAGCGCCGTTCGTCTCATCAAGCAGCACCAGGATGATCTCGAACTGAAGCTGTGGGTGTCAGAGCAGTACGACGACTCAGAGCTGGCGATTGAGCATCTGCAGCGATTCTCAGCGGTGATGATCGAAGTTCGCCAGGATAGGCCATGCACGGTTCAGGAGTTTATAGAACTGGTGGAGCAGACCGACCGTGATTGCTGGTCAAACATTCGCATGCTGCGTCAGGCAGTCCGTGAGGTGGTTGGTCAGATGACTATCCCTGATGTGGGAGAGAATGCTGCATGAAGTTAACCCTTCCGTTCCCGCCAAGCGTTAACACGTACTGGCGTAACACCAGAAAGGGAGTATTGATCAGCGCTTCCGGGCGCTGTTTCCGCTCCAATGCCTTAGCATCAGTCATGGAACAGCTAAAGCGGCGACCTGTGCCGATTACAGTAAACGTAGAGGTTAGCGTGCTGCTGTTCCCGCCAGACAAGCGCCAGCGTGACCTCGATAACTACCTAAAAGCATTATTCGATAGCCTTACACATGCGGGTGTATGGTGTGATGATAAACAAATTAAGCGATTCACTGTAGAGTGGGGAAGACAGGTGAGGCAGGGAAGGACAGAAATTACCATTCAACCTTTAACGCTTTTAGAAAATCAATATTTGCGAAGAGAAAAAAACAACCTTGCACTTTTTTAATTAATTTATTGCAAAGAGAATAGCATTCTTGGTTTGATTTTTAGATGTCGGCAGCATTGAGTTAATTAAGCGAATCTTGCTGATTTGATGTTTTATTCAGAATTTATATGAAAGGGCAACTTATAACACCTGGTTTAAAATTCAGGTGTTATAAGTTCTATAACGCAGCATTGATAATCAAAAAATATCGTCAATGAGGTCGAGCTATCAGTTGCTATTCTTTCTTGTTTATTATGTTACCTATTATGTCAAAGGCTTTCTCATAAGCACTTTCTGGTGATTTTCCGATTGAAATAACTCTTGGAGAAAACTCCTTTGCAAATAAGATAGCCTTATCTGCATTTCCTTCTGATACAACCAAAGCTAAAGCTTGGGATTCGTAAAGCTCTGCTAGTTGGGCATAATACCGCATGAACATTAATGATATTTGTACAAGAAATAAAAGTAGTATCATTGAGCACAGAGAAAATGCAATTGTTGCGACAGAGGTCGTAACACTGTTAATGAGACTTTGCTCGCCTGACCCCATTCTATAACGAACGCCTTTCCAGGCTGCATAGCTATCAAGCAATTTCGACCTGGCTTCTATGCTTTTAACCATACGTTCAAATTCGTCTTGCGATGCCTTTATTACAAGGTTATTATTGTCTTTTTTAATTGAATCATCGGTTTTTGTTTTTGAATCGGAAGGTGTACTTTTATCTGGTGGATTCATTTCTCTAAAAGTATTGTAAATAAACCTTTCATTTTCATTAGCTATTCTATCAATATTGTTTGATGATAATTTCTTGTAAACTTCACTCATTCCTTTTGCAAGGCCGCTGGTTGTGTTTATATATATAATTCCAAAAATTATAAGGGAAAGGATGAACAACACTGATGCAATTATTGTTCTTGTCCTTCGAGCTGATGCTGCCCTCTTTTTTAAATTATCAATTGCATCAGAAAAATAATTTTCATCCATTTTTGGTGCCTTTCTGAGGTGGGAAGCAGTTGAGGGTGAGTTTTTATCAAAATGGCTTTTTGCTAAGATAGGGAAGCTCAATGATCCACTCTAATTTTAAAATATCATATCAATAGGTGCGTAAAAATCACACCCCCCAGCCAACAAAATCCTCACTTCAAACAAAAAAAAGTAAGTAGTGGGTAAATAGACTAGGCAGACGAGAAAACCCTACCTCTCAACATGGAAGTGAAATGAATCAAAATAGCGTTTATAGTGAGAATACCTAGGGCATATTGCAGATGCTTTTGGTAAAGGTTGGTCCCGTTCATTTGCAGATGATGGGGCGGGGCCGGTTGACAACAGTGTGTGGAGAAGAAAGCATGAATCAGCTTCTAGTGATTGATGGGGTTTCCGTTCGTCAGGACAACTCCGGCCGTTATTGCCTTAACGATCTTCATCGTGCAGCAGGCGGCGAACGACGACATGAACCTTCCTTGTGGCGTAACCTTCAACAGACCAGTGAACTCGTTCAGCTTCTGAGCGATACAGGAATTCCTGTATCGGTAATTAAGGGCGGAATGAACCAAGGCACGTTCGTATGCAAAGAGCTGGTCTACTCATATGCGATGTGGATCAGCGCCGAATTCAGTTTAAAAGTAATCCGCACGTACGATTCTCTGGCATCAAAGCCCCCCTTAGTTTCAATGCCAGAAGAAGTGCAGGCCAGCATCATCCTGCTTGAATCAGCCTCCCGAATGCTGAACTTTTCAAATTCCTCAAAGCTTGGCGCATATCAGAAGATTCAACAGCATTACGGTATCCCCAACATGATGCCTGCGTATGCTATTGACGCACCTATTGACGCACAAGACGGGTCAAGCCGTCCCACGCTCTCACTGAGTGCACTTCTTAAGGCCAACAGTATTCGAATGAATGCGAGCCAGGCCTATCGTCAGCTTGAGAAGCTGGGGATCGTTGAACATAAAAGTAGATCCAGCCGGTCAGGCACCGATGGTTTGAAGCTATTTTGGTCACTGACGGCTAAAGGCTGCATGTACGGTAAAAACATCACCAGCCCGGCTAATCCGCGTGAAACCCAGCCTCATTTCTTCGAATCAAAATTTGCCGAGCTTCTCCGCCTGCTCGACACCGTGCATTGAGGTGACTGTGAGAGCATTACTTACGCCAGAGGTAGCACCTCGCACTGGGATTGTATTGCTGAAGCCAGGACCAGACCTGTTGAAGCTGTTTAAGGGCAGGGTGGTGATCAGCACACCGACAATGGATATGGAAGACCTGCCATCAGGGCGGCTGAATGACGGCACGCAGCCGTTACTTGATGAGCCCTCACTGATTCCCTTCTTCAGTCACGAGCGCGTGATAAAGGCCGCTGGTGGACCGAATGCGCTGGCATCCTTCGTCCAGTCTTTCGGCTGCTGCCAGTGGGACCAGCCCGAAGCATGGCATCACCATGAGTTCACAGTGTCAGAAATCGAAAACGGCCTGGTGTCTCTTTGCTACAGTCACGATAATGAGTTCAGGGAAAACGGCGTGCCCGGTAGCCTGGAGAATATCGCCAAAGGCAACACCGCACTCTGGATAATCAAAGCTGCATGCAGCCAGATGGCGCTAAGCGGCGATCACCAGATGACACTACCGGAATTATGCTGGTGGGCCTCACTGAATGACCTGATTGATTTGATCCCGGAGGCACCAGCGCGGCGCGTTCTGCGTATGCCAAAGGAAGCCATACATGCTGGCGAACTCAAAGAGTCGCGGATTGTTCCGATGCGTCCGGCACGTGAAGTTATTCAGGATGCTGCTCAGGTCGTCAAAAAGATAATCAGCTTACGTACTGACCCGGAATCACCAGAATCATTCATGAAACGCCCCAAGCGTAAGCGCTGGGAGAGTGAGAAGTACACACGGTGGGTTAAGTCACAGAGCTGCGCATGTTGCGGCAGGCAGGCTGATGACCCTCATCACATCATCGGACATGGGCAGGGAGGAATGGGAACAAAGGCCCATGATTTATTCGTGATACCGCTTTGCAGGGCGCATCACGATGAACTGCACCGGGATATGAAAGCGTTTGAAGCAAAATACGGCAGTCAGGTTGAACTGCTGTTCAGGTTCCTGGATTTCGCGATTGCAGTCGGCGTTATCGGGACAGACAAAAAATAAAGTGTGTGGAGAGGATTAAATATGCGTGACATGTCACAGGTATTAGAGCGCTGGGCTGGCTGGGCAAAATCGGACAGCAGCGGTGTGGATTACTCATCAATAGCGGCAGGCTTCAAAGGTCTGCTGTCACAGGATTCGAAATTAACGCTCACCTGCAGTGACAATGACGGATTAATCATTGAGGGCTGTCTGGCTCGACTCAAAGAAAAGCGCCCGGATGAGCATGCGATCATCGTGCTGCATTACTTTTTTAATATATCGAAGCGTTCCCTGGCAAAGCAGGCCAAGCGAGATGAAAAGTTGGTGAGAATTGAGATTCAGATGGCTGAGGGATTCATTGAGGGCTGTCTGGCGATGCTTGATGTTCGGCTGGATATGGATGCCGAACTGACGCCGAAAAAAATATTGAAAAAACCTCTCACGCGGTCCGCATTTTCCTTAGTAATCTGATAAGGTCGATTACCAAGCAGTGCAGCTTATCTGCTAAAAGTCAGTTCCAAATGTGGATTTCAAAGAGCCTCGCGAACTCACCAGTTAGCGGGGCTTTTTATTTGCTCAAAACCGCTATGGCGGATAATTAATATCCCTAAGCTATTGCAAGCATTCACCTCTTTGCACCTTTGCCTTACTCAGCAGAAATGATGTTTTAGGATATAACTGTAACGATTAACTGTTAGTGTCAGAGTGTTGCAGCTAATCCCCCTAAGCGGTGGGGTGCAAATGGTCGCATTAGCATAAGCTGTGTGTTGTCTTTCACGAGCCGGTTTGACCATTCAATGGCTTACCGGGAGGCACCTGGAGCTGCAGCTTTAATTCGATCACATCCGCTTGGCGCTCATATTTTAAGGGGTGCTTAAGGTGTGGTTGTCTTAATCTTTCACCCACAGAACAGATTTTAAAATTGGTCGCCATTAGAGCGGCCTTTTTTTCGTTTTTGCGCACACCAATCAGTCTCCACACACACTTTTGACACCGTGGTGTTGCGCATCTTTCTTATGACTACTGACAGCACCTGCCAATTAATGGAGGTGAGGATGAAACGCATGCCGGACAAAGACGTTGGGTTCTGGGCAAGCCTGATTGCCTGGCTTTACGCCCACAAAAACGAAACCGGCTATGCGGGGCTTGCCGGAGTCATGGCGATTCTTAGAGCCACTTACGTTGGCAAAGACGCATGGTCACGCCGCCTGCTTGATGCTGCGATGTGCAGCGTCTTCGCCTTCTTCCTGCAACCAAGCCTGCAGGTGATCGGTTCGGTGTTCAACTGGCATTTCAGTGAAGACATTACGCGGGTTGCTGCGGTCTTCCTTGGCTTCCTCGGTGTGGATTACGTATCAACGAGGATCCGCCGTCAGATAGATAAGCGATTGGGAGACAGTAATGCTGACAGCCAGTAGTTTTCAGCTCGCGACCGGCGTGAGTAATGCGCTGCGTGATGCATGGTTTCCTCATATAGCGGCAAGCCTCTCTGCGTTCCAGATAAGTACGCCATTGCGTCAGGCTCACTTTCTGGCGCAGACGGGGCATGAGTCAGCCGGGTTCCTGAAGGTGGAAGAGGGGCTGAACTACAGTGAGAACGCGCTTACGGCAATGTTTGGCAAGCACATCACCGCTGAGCAGGCCCGAGCCTATGGTCGTAATGCGATGCATGTGGCTAACCAGAAGATGATCGCCAGCATCATTTACGCAAATCGTAACGGTAATGGTGATGTTGATTCCGGTGATGGTTACCGCTATCGCGGTCGCGGCCTGATTCAGATTACCGGCAAGGCCAACTATGCAGCACTGGTAAAACAGCTGGGCGCTGATGTAGTGGCAAACCCTGATTTATTGCTGGGCTATCGCTTTGCTGCGATGTCTGCTGCGGCATGGTGGAAGAATCACGGCTTAAACGAGCTGGCAGACTCTGATGATGTTCTCCGCATCACCAGAATCATTAACGGTGGCACCAATGGTCTGGACGACCGGAAATCCCGCTTATCAAAATCTAAGGGGATTCTATGTTCAACGTAATCGGCTTTATCCGAAACAATTCAGGCCTGGTCATCATCGGTCTTATCTGCGTGGCGCTGTGGGGGCTGAATGCCAGTAACTCACAGCTGAAAGCAACGAACGACAGACTTGAAAAGCTGGCAAACAGCAAAGACGATCAGATTAAGGACCTGCGTTCAAAGAACGATGACCTGGCATCCAGTGTCACTGAGCTGGTAACAGCCGTTAAGCAGCAAAACGAAGTGATGAGTCAGGTCACAGAGCAGCGTGCCGTAACAGCCCAGCAGAATCGGAAATTACAGAATGAAATTAAGCGTTACCTTGCGGCGGACAAGTGTGCTGTTGCTCCTGTTCCCCCTGATGCTGCTGACCGGTTGCGTAACGCAGCAAAAGCCGCTGGTGGAGTACCGGACAGTAAAGCAGCCACAGCTAAGCCTTCCGGCTGAACTGACCAGCCCAATTGATGTACCAGCGCCGTCACAGGATATGACGTTCGGTGACAGCGTAAGCCTCAACGCTGAGTTATATGGCGCTCTTGGGCAGTGCAATATTGATCGTGCTGCAGTCAGGAAGCTTGATATGCATCCTGTTCCTGTTGCCCATTAAATGTGATGATCTGATTTCACACATTTAATGGGCAAGGTACGGCTATGGCTTCGGAAAAAGCTCTGTTTCCTGACGAGTTCTCGTTCGAAAATATTACGTATATCGGGCAAGCGGACACCACAAACAACCAACTTCTGATACCGTTCAAAGATCGAACCTGCCCATTCGATATTGGTGAAAAAATTTTGTTGAGGCAGGGCGCTAAGATGTTGTGTTTTGACATACTGGATTATGAGATGCGGGATAGAGAGGTTGGTGGCAGTCTGCCTTACATGGCTATAATTCATGTAAATGATATTGATAGCTAATCCAAAGGTAGCCACCGAGAGTTTTGTCTGCTGATTAAATCGAAGCGCAAGCTAATCAATGGGGAGCCGGTCAATGGCCTTGCATGAGTAACTAATCTTTCCATGATATATCTTAAGATTAGTCGTAATGGTTGTGATTAAAAAACAACCAGCAGTGTTATGATTAGTCTCATTCATGAGAAAGGCCGAATACCATGTCCTACTTCAGTCAGGTAATGGACCGTGTCGCCAGAATCAACACTGACGCTAAGTGTCCAGTTTGCGGGAAAACGTCCAAGCAGTCCGTTACGAAGGTTTCAAAAGAGCAAGCTTTGTTATGCCCGCACTGCAAATCGCTCTTTGTAATCCATTAATAAATAAACACGAGCACTAAGCCGCCTCCGGGCGGTTTTTTTGTGCTGAAAACTGCATTCAATGAGTTCACTTTTCAGCATAAACACAATGGATAATCGGCTGGTGGCTTCACCATTGCTGAGGATTAAGCGCGTTTAACCAGTAAAAAATTCTTATGAAGGCTTCATGTTCACGCATGTGCAGCCAATCGAACCAGTTATGAAAGTCAAAGATTAAAAAAAGGCCCCGTGCAGGGCCATTCAAAGAGGAACACTATTTATTGTTGTGCCTTAAATATTAAAAGCATCCATTTTCATTGCAAGCGTAAGCGGTAACTTAATTGAGAGGAAAAGCATGAGCGAAGCAAAGCCGCAGGACTGTTGCACCATTAAGGGCGCCACCGTTAAGGACTATCGGACACTGTCTTATGGCGAAACTGGCAAGATGAATCAGTTTAAAGAGCTGAGCCGACAGTTCATTGCATTGCTCCAGCAGCATGGTATGGATATGAGCAACGACCCAAGCTTGCAGAACTCGCAAGAACGCTGGGATTCAAATGAATGGTTGCGTGAAGCACATAAGGATATGCAGCGTGCCTGTATGGCGGCGTGTCGTGCTGTAGCCCGTCCAGACTCAGACTGCTGAGTTCATCACAAGGCGCATTTGCGAGTGCGCCTGATGATGATACGTTGTATTCGTCAAACAGGAGGCTATATGTCAGACGAATCAATCAGTATCAGTACAGTTTATAAAATCGCAAAAGAGTACTTTCCAGAAGGCCATTTGAGAGTGGAGGTATGGGATGTTGGCTTACGCTTTGTTTGGAAAAAAGAAGATGATGAAGGGTCGGCTTTTCTGCAGCAGCCTCTAAGTCATATCTCTAATTCCGCTATTCGCGGTTTCTTGGATGCGGAAACCAGTATTCAGGATAAGTAAGGCAAAATCTCTCCGACAAGGGATAAGGGTTAGCCACGCTGTGAAGCGTTGCGACATCGGCATATACTGTTCACATTAGTGAAAAGGAGAGTGCCCTATGTCAGATGAGATAACTAGCAGAGTCGTTGAAAGTGTATCGGACTCCGTACGCACTGAGCCAATTCAAAATCACGTTATTGAAGGTTCGCTAAAAGTTAACGGTGTTCCATTTAGAGAGTTTGCCCGACGCTTAGAAAAACCTTCGGATATTCACGGTGAAAATCATGGAAGAAAATAAACGCTATATCGTTTTTGCTTACGATGATTATGAGCGCGGTGGCGGCTGCAATGATATTCACTGCGTGACAATCTCTTTTGAAGAAGCAGAAAAGGCAGCATGCAGTGACGAAGCGAGAAGCGACAACGACACTGTAGAGATTTACGACATACAGAAAAATGAAGTTGTTTGCTCATTTTACCGCACCGTCAAGGGTGAGTGGGTTAGGGAAAAATAAGCTTTCCTCGTTCCCAGCACTAACTAGCCGCCCACGGGCGGTTTTTTATTGTGTGCTAAAAAATGCATTCACTAAGTTCACTTTTAGCATAAACACACTGAATCATCGGCTGGTGGTCTCACCATTGCCGAGGGTTAAACACATTAAGCCAGCAGGAAACGCTTTATGGCTAGCAATTCACCCTGGCATAACCTTTATAACACTAAGCGCTGGTATCGACTTCGCTATTACCAGCTCCAGAAGCAACCACTATGTGAGTTCCACCTCAGGCGAAATCAGGTTATCTCAGCATCCATAGTTGACCACATCATGCCACACAAGGGTGATGTTGCTTTGTTCCATGATCCCGACAACCTGCAGTCACTTTGCAAGCGCTGCCATGACTCCGTGAAGCAGCGTCTGGAGAATGGCGGAACAGTGACTGAGTTTGACGATGATGGCCGCGTTATCTGGTAACGGGAGAAATGAATGAAAGACCTAAAGATTGAATACAGAGACGGCAAGCTGATTGAGTTCAGTATCGACGGCGTTCTGTTCAATTCGGTTACAGCAATTGGGTTCAGTCATGAAGTGGGCGAAACCATGCCATCGGTCACCATGTCGATCCCGATTGGTACCGGCAAGAGCCTGTTGGCAGCCAGCCTGTCACGTGAAAACCTGCAAATCATCGAGAAATGAGAATCAATATCATTTGGTGCCTGTTGGTGCACCACTTTGGAGGCTCAAGCTGCAATTGAGAACGATTGTCATTTGAAGTGGTACAGGCTAGGGGGGGGGAGGGCAAAACTCTGGCAGCAAAATCTTAAAGACCGCGCCCTCAGTCTTTTTATTAAAAACGTCCAGAAAAAAAGGAAAAAGTAATGGCACAGCGAGGCAGAAAGTCTCTGGCTGCGACGTCTGCTGTCTCGCTGCCAGCTCTGGCTGAAAGCAGGCTGCAGCCGTCAATTCATCTCAGTGATCCTGAGATTAGCGTGTGGGTTCGGCTGGTGAATGACAATCCAGCAAATTCATTTACAGAAACTCACCGCGACATGATGGAGATGTATTGCCGTCATGTTGTTCAGTCGCGATTGCTGACGATGCAGATTGAAGAATTTGAGCTGAGCTGGCTGTCGCGCGAGGATGGGCTGAAGCGCTATGACAAACTGCTCACCATGCGTGAGCGGGAAGTCCGTTCTGCATCATCACTGGCAACCCGGCTCAGAATTACCCGGCAGGCAACCGCCGATCCGAAAACGGTGGGCCGCGCAAATAACAATCTTGCGCGTGATAAAAAGCCCTGGGAGATTGACTGAGGCTCTTAGCTGATGGTTAAAAAAACTCTGACAAGAGCTGAAAGAAATATTGCCTGGTGCGAAAAGCATATCCTGATCCCTGAAGGTAAGTTTGTTGGGCAGCCACTTAAGATGGCTCCTTTTATGAAGGATGACTTCAGAGCGATTTTCGACAACGTTCACGGAACCCGGCGCGGCATTATCACCAGGGGCCGTAAAAACGCCAAAACTGTTGAAACCGCTATGCTGATGCTCCTCTACCTGGTGGGACCGGAGGCGGCGCACAACTCACAGCTTTATTCTGCAGCCCGTTCCCGCGATCAGGCGGCAATCCTGTTCAATCTGGCATCCAAAATGTGCCGCATGAACCCCACGCTCATGCAGTACGTTGCCATAAAAGACTCAGCAAAAGAGATTCACTGCCCGGACCTGGGTTCTTACTACCGCGCCCTGAGCGCAGAGGCAACCACGGCTTATGGTTTCTCGCCGCGTTTCGTTGCTCACGATGAGCTGGGTCAGGTTCGTGGACCGCGTGACCCATTGTATGAAGCGCTGGAAACCGCGACAGCAGCACAGGAAAACCCTATCTCCATCATCATCAGTACGCAGGCACCTGACGCCAGTGATTTGCTCAGCCTGCTGATTGATGACGGACTTACCGGCGCTGATCCGCGAACGGTTGTCAGGATCGATACTGCGCCGGAAGATATTGACCCGTTCTCAGTTGAAGCAATCCGTTTAGCCAATCCTGCCTTTGATGTCTTCATGAATCAGCAGGAAGTGCTGGACATGGCCGCTAGTGCAAAACGACTGCCGTCGCGACAGGCTGAATTTGAAAACCTCGTACTCAACCGACGTGTCGAGGCTAAAAGCCCCTTTGTAAGCCAGACCGTCTGGCACATGAACAAAGAAGAGCCGGATGATCTTAACGGGGTCACCGTCTGGGGAGGTCTTGACCTGTCGAGCGTGTCTGACCTGACGGCGCTGGTACTGACCTCTGCAAAAGGTGATGTTCACAGTAAATTCTGGCTCCCAGCTGAAGGGCTGGCTGACAAGGCCCGTAATGACCGCGTGCCATACGATATATGGGCGAAACAGGGCTACCTGAACACGACACCGGGCAAGGCTATTGAGTATGCCTTTATCGCAAAAGAGCTAAGAAAGCTTTTTGACAACTGCAACGTCAGGGCCATTGCTTTTGACCGCTACAACATGCGCTTCCTTCGCCCGCATCTGATTGATGCCGGTTTTACCGAATCTGAACTTGAGCGATTTGTGGAGTTTGGTCAGGGGTTTGTTTCTATGTCTCCCGCGCTGCGAGAACTGGAAACAAAGCTTCTTGGCGCTCAGTTGAAGCATGGTAACCACCCGATTCTGGAAATGTGCGCCAAAAACGCAACTGTCATCACCGATCCTGCAGGCAACCGCAAGTTTGTTAAGGGTAAATCCAGCGGAAGAATTGATGGCATGGTTGCACTGGCTATGTCGATTGGCGCGCAGAACAGCGATGAGGTGGAAGAGCAGGGCAACGTTGACGACTTCATCTATAACTTTTTGAGCGTTTAAAATGGCAGATACCGATTACAGCATTGACCTGCGAACGCGGTCGCCTTTCTGGGCGCGTATGGCCTCCATCCTCACCGGTGGTCGTCTGGTGACGCCGGATAGTGGTTCACAGATGGCAGGAACGTCCGCACACGGCGTGGTGGGAGATTCTGTTGTTACCGACGAACGCAATATGCAGATCAGCACCGTATGGGCGTGCATACGCTTAATCTCCACAGTGACAGCATCCCTTCCTCTGGACGTATTCGAAACGGTGAGCGACCAGCGAAAGAAGGTCGGAAATGATAATCCGCTGGCGCGTCTGCTGAGATTCAGGCCCAACAACTTCATGACTGCGCTTGAGTTTCGTGAGGCCATGACGATGCAGCTATGCGCATATGGAAATGCCTACGCACACGTTGAGCGAAACAGCGTGGGTGATGTGATCAGCATGGTTCCGCTGATGAGTGCCAATATGGATGTGCGCCTAAGCGATAACGGTAAAACTGTCATTTACCGCTACAAGCGTGACAGTGAATATGCCGATTTCAGGACTAAAGAAATCTTCCATCTGAAAGGTTTTGGCTTCAACGGTCTGGTTGGCCTGTCTCCTCTGGCTTTCAGTGCGAAATCAGCAGGCGTCGCAATAGCGATGGAAGATAATCAGCGTGAGTTCTTTGCCAATGGCGCCAAGTCCCCGCAGATACTGATGACTGACGGTAAGGTGCTGACCAAAGAGCAGCGAGGCCAGCTGGAGGAAAACTTCAAGGAGATCGCTGGTGGTCCGGTTAAAAAGCGCCTCTGGATTCTGGAAAGCGGATTTACCACGCAGTCAATTGGCGTTTCTCCTCAGGACTCAGAAATTCTTGCAGCGCGTAAGTTTCAGGTGGCTGAGCTGGCGCGCTTTTACGGCGTTCCCCCGCATCTGGTTGGCGATGTTGATAAATCCACCTCATGGGGCAGCGGGATTGAGCAGCAGAATCTGGGTTTTCTTCAGTACACGTTGAAACCTTATCTGGATCGCTGGGAATACAGCATCGAGCGATGGCTGGTGAAAGATTCTGAGCAGGGCAAGATTCATGCCGAGCACAACCTGGACGGTCTTCTGCGTGGTGATTCAGCCAGCCGCGCCACCTTTATGCAGATCATGGTCAATACCGGCATCCGCACAGTGAACGAAGTGCGAAGGCTGGATAACCTGCCGCCTCTCCCTGGAGGGGATGTGGCAACACGTCAGTCACAAAACATACCCATTACCGACCTCGGTACAAACAATAAGCCCCGCACTGACGGGGCTTAATTTTTTTGGGGGCTTAAATGCCGGACATTCAGAAAACGCTGTCCTTTAATCAGGCAGAAATTAAGTTTGCAGGTGATGGCAGTCAGGGGATTTTTGAAGGTTACGCCTCTGTGTTTAACAACACAGATTCTGACGGCGACATTATTCTTCCTGGCGCGTTTAAAAATACTCTGGCCACGCAAAGCCGCAAGGTAGCGATGTTCTTTAACCATCGCACTTTTGAGGTGCCGGTAGGGAAATGGGAGACGCTGGAAGAGGATGAAAAAGGCCTTTTTGTCCGGGGTCAGTTAACACCAGGGCTGAGTGCTTCATCTGATCTTAAGGCCGCCATGCAACACGGCACCGTTGAGGGAATGTCAGTCGGATTTTCCGTATCAAAAGATGATTACAGCATCGGCACAACGGGAATGATTTTCAAAAACATTTCCTATCTGCGTGAGATCAGCGTCTGCACGTTCCCTGCTAACGAGCTTGCTGGCGTGTCTGCCATGAAGAGCATCGAAACAATCAAAACCATTCGAGACGCGGAAGCTTTCCTGAGGGATTCAGCAGGGCTTTCGCGTGCAGAAGCACAGGCATTTCTTGCCAGTGTTAAGTCCGCAGGTCGGAGCGAGTCCGATAGCGGCGACATTGACGCGCTTGCACAGCGCATAACTTCCTTTGCCGCTAACCTGCGGAACGCATAACGGAGCATTACATGTCTGAATTAGCCACCCTTGAAAAAGCGATTGAGAATTCACAGAAAGAAGTGAAACAGCTCATCGAAGAACAGCGTAAATCCATCAACGAAAACGGCCAGATTAACCAGCAGCTTCAGACTGACCTGGCAAAGGCACAGGACGAGCTGAAGGCCACTGGTACCCGCCTTTTTGATCTTGAGCAGAAGCTTGCAGGCAACTCACCCGATCAGACCGCTCAGAAGTCATTTGCCGAGCGTGTCTCTGAAGACCTTATCAAAGGCTGGGATGGCTCACGTACCAAAGCAAAAGTGACCAGCTTTGATAAGGCCATCGGTTCCGGCAGCACCTCTGCCGGTAGCCTCGTTCTGCCACAGCAGAATCCTGGCATTCTTATGCCTGGCCTGCGTCGCCTGACCGTTCGTGACCTGCTGTCACAGGGCCGCATCTCCAGCAATGCCCTTGAATATGTCCGTGAGAACGTATTCACCAATGCGGCTGCGCCGGTAGCTGAAGGTACGCTGAAGCCTGAGAGCAACATCACCTTCACTAAAGAAACCGCGAACGTGAAAACCATCGCGCACTGGATTCAGGCATCACGTCAGATTATGGATGACGCGCCAGCCCTGCAGTCCTACATCAACTCCCGCATGATGTACGGTCTGGCGCTGGTGGAAGAGAATCAGATGCTCAACGGTGACGGCACCGGTGACAATCTTCAGGGTCTGAACGTGGTCGCTAACGACTACGAAGCGGCACTCAATGCCACCGGTGACACCGGGGCTGACGTTCTGGCGCATGCTATCTATCAGGTGTCGCTGAGCGAGTTTGAAGCGGACGGTATTGTTCTTAACCCGGCTGACTGGCACCGCATCGCGCTGCTTAAGGATGCCAACGGCAACTACATTCTCGGCGGTCCGCAGGCTTTCGCTTCGAAAGTGCTGTGGGGTCTGCCGGTTGTTTCAACGACCGCTCAGGCAGCAGGTAAGTTCACGGTTGGTGCGTTTGGCCTGGCTTCTCAGGTGTGGGACCGCATGGACGCAACCGTTGAAATCAGCAATCAGGATCGCGATAACTTCGTGAAAAATATGCTGACCATCCTGTGTGAAGAACGTCTGGCGCTGGCTCACTACCGTCCTGCCGCCATTGTTACCGGCGATATCACCGTTGCCGCTGGCGGCGCATAACTGAAGGGCGCGGTCAGCAATGACCGCGTTTACAGACATGAAAATCAAAGCACTTCGCATGTTCTCTCATTTTCACCTTGGCACTGTCTCGCAGGGTGAAGTGAAGGTGGTTAAAAAAGAAATCGGTGAGGCTCTGGTCGGGCTGCACCTGGCTGAAGCTGTCGAAGATGAATCAAATGACGATTCGGCTTCGGTACCCGTAAAGAAAGGGGGCAAAAGTGGAAATAAGCCCGCAACAGGTGGCGCTGGTTAAGAAGCACCTGAGAGTTGATCACGATGATGAAGACGACCTGATTGCAGGCTATGCGCAGGCATCAGTGGACTTCATCGAACATTATTGTGACGGCATTCTGGTGGCGCAGCTAACAACCACCGCAGAAAACGAAGAACCTCCCCGTGAGGTTCTTTTTACTTCGGGCATATGGCAGGCGATGCTGCTGCTGATCGGTCACTACTATTCAAACCGTGAAGCAGGTGGGCAGAATCAGTCAGAAATTCCGTTTGGTGTGGAGGCGTTGTTATACCGACATCGCAGGTGGCACTGATGGCCTGTTCAGGATGCCAGAAGCGACGTGAATGGCTAAAAAAAATGGTGGCACTCGCTAATGAAAGAATTACAGGAAAGCCTGCTGGCGACCACGCTGGAGAAACTGGCAGAAAGTCTTCATCAGGTCGCACAGGGGATGAAGTCGCAGAGCGAAGCAATAAACCGCCTGGCTGAATCAAACGAGGCGCTTGCTGCCGTGGTTTATCAGTCAGTCATTGACGTCTCAGACAATGACATGCCAGCGCCGACATATCTTAGCGGGGCGGCTAAGGGATAATTATGCAGGCCGGAAAATTACGTCACCGCGTCTCGCTCCAGAAGTCCGTCAAAACCCAGAACCCTTTAACTGGAGCTGTTGTTAATTCCTGGCAGGAAACAGCAAAGCTGTGGGCGGAGGTTGCCCCGCTGTCTGCGCGGGAGTTTGTCGCGGCACAGGCCACACAGAGTGAAGTAACCACACGTATCACCATTCGCTTTCGCAGCGATGTGACCCCAAAACATCGTATCGTTTACGCCGGGAAAATCTTTAACATTGAAGGTGTTCTGGCTGACGATAAAAGCGGTCGTGATTACCTGACGCTTCCGTGTTCAGAGGGCGTCAATGATGGCTGATGGCGTTGATTTTAACCTGACGGGCATGGATTCACTGCTGGGCAAGTTGACTGAAATCAGCGATGACCTCAGGCGCAAGGGTGGCAGAGCCGCACTGCGTCGTGCCGGAAATGTCATTGCTGACAAAGCCAGAGCAAACGCCCGGCAGCTGGATGACATGTCAACGGGAAGGAGTATCGCGAATAACGTTGCGCTTCGCTGGAACGGACGGTTTTTCAGGCAAACGGGAAACCTCGGGTTCCGGATTGGCGTTGCGCATGGCGCGGTCCTGCAAAAACACCCCGATAAAAGCCTTAATGCACCTACGCCGCACTGGCGGCTTCTTGAGTTCGGCACGGAGAAAATGAAGGCGCAGCCATTCATGCGCCCGGCTGCCGAAAGCAGTATCGATCAGGTCATCAATACCTTTGGAACCGAGTACGAACTGGCAATTGACCGGGCAATTAAACGCGCCCGTAAGAAAGGGCAGTCACCGTGATAGCACCCATTTTTCCCGTATGCAGCGCCAGTCCTGAAGTTAATGCTCTGATTGGTGGCGAAAGCCTGCGCCTGTATCCCTTTGGTCAGCAGGATGACGATGTTAGTTATCCCTATGCTGTCTGGCAGAACATTACTGGTGAGCCGGAGAATTACCTGGCTCAGCGTCCTGATACGGATACGTTCACGCTCCAGGTTGATGTTTATGCTGACACACCTGAAGAAGCGATTGCTGTGGCCGCAGCGCTGCGTGATGCCATAGAAATCCACGCCTACATTACCCGATGGGGCGATCAAACCCGCGACAATGTAACCAGGCGATACCGGTACTCATTCGATGTTGACTGGATAGTGCCGCGCTAACTGAACTATTCACCCACCGGCCCTGTGCCGGTTTTTTTATAACCGGAGATAACAATGTCTGTACTGACGCAAGGTACACAGCTTTTTGTACTCGCAAAAGGCGCGGTGAGCGAGATTGAGTGCATTACTGCATTTTCACCCGGCAGCAACCCTGCCGACCAGATTGAAGATACCTGTCTTTCTGAGCGGCTCGATCGGACCTATAAGCGTGGTCTGCGCACGCCCGGTGCGGCCTCACTGACGCTTAATGCGGACCCGAAAAACACCAGTCACATCATGCTCTATAACCTGTCTATTTCTGATGCTGAAGATGATCAGGACCTGACCTTTGCTATCGGCTGGTCAGATGGAACTGCTTCGCCAGTAGCCGCTGCTGATGGCGCTGCAGGTGCAGTAGATGGCCTGACGCTCCCTGACAGCCGCACGTGGTTTGTGTTCAAGGGTTATGTCTCCGACTTCCCTTTTGATTTCGCTGCCAACACGGTCGTGTCTTCTTCTGCTTCCATTCAGCGTTCTGGCTCTGCTGTATGGGTGCCTAAAGCCACTCCCTCTGCCTGATTTCAGGGGCGATTCTGCCCCTGAGTTATTACCGGAATAAACGATGAAATTGACACTTGATACGCTTAAAACCGCTGGCGCGTTTACCGGGCGTCCGGTCGAAAAAGAAATCAGCTGGAAACAGGGCGAAAAAGACTTTACCGCGACCGTATATGTGCGCCCGATGGGCTATCACACCGCCACGTCTGATGTACTGGCAATGGGCGGCAAAGTGGATGGTGTGGCAGGCCGCATCGCAGCATCAATCTGTGATGAGTTCGGCAAGCCCGTTTTCACCCCGGCTGACATTACCGGCGAGGCTGACCCGGATCGCGGCTCTCTTGATGGTGCGCTCACCATTGCACTGCTGGTTGCCATTCAGGAAGTTAACGATCTGGGAAAGACTTCGAGCTCAGCGCCGAAGACGAATTCTGGTGCGAGCTCGTCCTCAACGGCATCGGTGGACGCACCATCGCAGAAGCGCGTGAGACGATCACCTTCAAAGAGTCGCAACTCTGGGCAAAATACCGGGAACGCTACGGAAGCCTGAACCCCATGATGCGCACCGAGTGGGGCGCAGGGGTGGTGGCAAGCATCATTGCTAACGTGAACCGTGATGCGAAAACGCCGCCGTTCAGCCCGACAGACTTCACGCTGCACTTCACTAAAGTCACTGCTGCTGATGAGCCGATTTCACTTAATGAAGCCATGACCAGCTGGGGATAACGGCCGCCAGACGGAGAGTTTATGGCTTCAAAATCACTTGGCACGCTGACGATTGACCTGATCGCAAAAGTGGGCGGCTTCGTTTCAGGCATGGACAAAGCCGAGCGTGCCTCTGAAAAGTGGGCTAAGCAGGTCCAGAAGGACGCCGCTGCCAGTTCAGCCGCACTGCTCTCAGTAGGCGGCGCGGTTCAGGCGGCAGCGCTCGCGGCAGGCACAGCCGGTTTCGCTTTACTTAAATCAACGTCCGAACAGGTTAATGCCACAGACCAGTGGGCGAAGTCGCTGAAGATGTCCACACAGGAGCTGCTTGCGTGGCAGTTCGCGGCAGAGAAAGCCGGTGTTGCTGGTGACAACATGGCCGACATCTTCAAAGACCTCAGCGATAAAATCGGTGATGCGGTCCTGAACAAGTCAGGCGAAGCAGTAGATGCACTGAACTCTCTTGGCCTGTCTGCCGATAAGCTGTCGAAGGTCTCACCGGACAAACAGCTGCTGGCGATTGGTGAGGCGCTGGGCAAAATCAGCACCAACGCAGGAAAGGTCACCATCCTTGAAAGCCTGGGTAATGACCTTTCAAAGCTTCTTCCGCTATTCGACAACAACAATGCAAAGCTGAATCAGTTCATTCAGCTGGCGAAAGATTATGGCGTAGCACCTGACCCGCAATCTATTGATGACCTGATTAAGGTCAACACCCTGTTTCAGGATATGGAAGCTCAGGTGAAGGGGCTGAAGATGGAGATCGCAGCCGGACTGGCGCACGTTGACCTGAGTCCGCTGAATAACTCCCTCTCAGAGATTCACGATGTATTGACTGATCCGAAAGTACTGCAGGGCATTGCCGACCTTGTCAGTCAGGTAGCGCAGCTTGCCGGATGGCTGATTAAAGCAGCAGCTGGTGCAGGAAAACTTGCCACATCATCATCCAACCGTATGGCGGCGCTGGGTAACCGGGTTGATATGAATAACCCGGACCAGATTAAGGCACGTATTGATTACCTAAACAGCAATGCAAAGGATCGCGGCAACGGAATGTATGACGGCAGTCAGACCTTCCTCGGCTGGATCATGGGTAAAGACGACAGCGTCAAGGCGGTATCAGACGAAATTGCCACGCTGACCGGACGCCTGTCAGTGCTTAATAAGCAGCCGAAAGATATCAGGATATCCCCCGATGTTACGCCATCCAGTGCTTCATCGCTGCTAGACTTCGGACTGGCACCGGGCCAGACGAACGGGAAGCCACCGAAGGATACAGCCGGTGCAAAACTGGAGTCAGCATTCAAAGCGGCAGAGCGCAGTTACATGCGCCAGATTGAGCTGATTGACACAACCGGTAAAAAGACTGCAGTGGTGACCGAGCAGCAGAAGCTTCAGTTCGACATCGCAGACGGCAAGCTGCAGGGGCTGAACGGCACGCAGCAGAAACGCCTGGAGTTGCTAGCGCAGGAAGTTGATCGGCTTAATGCAGTCAAAAAAGCTAATGAAGAGAATGCCAAGATAGCGGCTTTTGTTGCAAACCTGCAGGCGCAGAACGGCAATGCAAAATCATCGCTGAATATCGATGTTCAGGGGGCCGGGCAGGGCGACAAAGAGCGTCAGCGCATGAAGGAGCGCCTGAGCATCGAGCGCGAATTCCTCGATCAGCAGCGCGAGCTCCAGACACAGTATCAGTCTGGCGATATCACCAAATCGCTTTATGAGCGTGAAAACAGCGCTATCGGCAGCGCCATGAGCGACCGCCTGAAAATTCAGGAGGACTACTACAAAAGCATGGATGCCATGCAGTCCGACTGGATGGGTGGGGTGAGTGATGGTCTGGTGAACTGGCTGGACACTTCATCAAACTATTCAGCCTCAGCAGCAAGCATCGTCAGCAGCTCCATGGATAGCGCTCTGGATAATGTTTCATCCATGCTGATGGGTAACAAAGCCAGTTGGAAGGACTGGACTGCATCAGTGCTCAGCATGATCGCTAAGGTCGCTCTGCAGATGGCTGCGGTTAATCTGGTGAGTGGCATTGTCAGTTCTGTCGGTGGCGCTGCTGTTGGCGCGGCATCGGCTGGCGGAGGCACAGCGAATAACTCATTCAGCAGCGGCTCTTACAATAACCTGACGCTGAACGCTAAAGGGGGTGTGTATGAGTCCCATGACCTGAGCCAGTACAGCGGATCGGTCGTCAGCTCTCCGACGCTGTTTGCATTCGCTAAAGGTGCCGGTCTGATGGGAGAGGCGGGTCCTGAAGCGATTATGCCGCTGACGCGTGCAGCAGATGGCTCACTTGGTGTGCGTGCGATAGGCACTAGCGGTGGCAGTGGCGGTACATCTATTTCTGTCAGCGCGCCTGTCACGGTTGAGGGTGGCGGGGCCGGTGAAACAAGCAGCGCCAACACTGCCAATACTGCCCGACAATTGCAGAGCATGATCCAGACTGTACTTTCTGACCGCCTTAAGAAAGAGATACTTCCAGGCGGCATACTTTACCGGGGCGGGTAAAACTGATGGTGAAAAATGGCTATTGATACTTTTGGATGGTGCGTCAGAACGGGGGCGACGGAGGAGGTTAACGTTGCCACCCTTCAGGCCCAGTTCGGTGACGGCTACAAGCAGGTGGCCGGTGTCGGGATTAACGATCAGCGCGAGTCCTGGCCGGTAACCTGCAGCGGCAGCAAAGCTGAAATGGCGATCGTAAGGGCTTTTCTCAAAGCACACGTCACCACCTCCTGCTGGTGGATCAATCCGTGGGGAGAGAAAAAGCTCTACCGCGTAAAGTCTGATTCAATCCGGCCCGCCTTCATCAACGGAAATTTCGTGGAAATCAGTTTTACCTTCGAGCAGGCTTTCGCACCGTGACAGGTCACGATAACAACAGGGCGCTGATGCGCCCTTTTTTATTGGGTGAAAAATGAGTTTTAACCAGGACGTTCAGGCGCTGGAGCCGGGGAGTCTGGTCCAGCTGATTGAGATTGACGGCACGGCTTTTGGGCTTGATACCGTGCTGCGCTTTCATGCGTACAACCTTCCGACCGAAGGCTGGCAGTCATATGCAGCAGAAAACCTGCCGTCCATCATCTGGCAGGGCAATGAGTACGATCCGCACCCATATGAACTGACCGGTATGGAGATGAGCAGCACCGGCTCACAGCCGACGCCAAAGCTTTCTGTTGGCAACGTCGGCAACTATGTCACAGCACTGTGTCTGCAGTTTGACGACATGGTGAAGGCGAAGGTGCGCATCCACACCACCCTGGCAAAATATCTTGATGCGGCAAACTGGACCGCAGGCAATCCCAGCGCCAACCCGCAGGAAGAGCGAGTTCAGCTGTTTTACGTGAATGCGAAAACCTCCGAGACGCGTGCCCAGGTGGATTTTGAGCTTTGCTCTCCTTTCGACATTCAGAGCCTGCAGCTTCCATCGCGGCAGATTACGCCTGTCTGCACCTGGTGCATGCGTGGCTGGTACCGCACCGGTACAGGCTGCGATTACGCAGGCAACAGGTATTTCACCAAAGACGGCACGGCTACTAATGACCCGTCAAAAGATGTCTGCGGCGGACGTATGTCTGACTGCAAAGCACGCTTTGGTAACGATCAGCCGCTGCCGTTCGGCGGGTTCCCGGCTGCAAACCTTCAGGGTAAATAACGATGCGCAAAAAGATTCTTGAAGCGATACGCGAGCATGTGGCCGCTGAATACCCGAAAGAGGCATGCGGGCTGGTCATCCAGTCAGACCGGACCCAGAATTACATCCCCTGCAGGAATATCGCTGACGCGCCGACAGAGCATTTCACGCTGTCGCCGGAGGATAAGCGGGCAGCTGAAGCGCAGGGCGAAATTCTGATGGTCATCCATTCACACCCGGACGCGCCGCAGCTCATCCCGTCAGAGCATGATCGGGTGCAGTGCGACTTCTCCGGCGTGGAGTGGGGCATTATGTCGTGGCCGGATGGCGACTTCTGCACCATCAGTCCACGAACTGACCGGGACTACACCGGTCGCCCCTGGCTGATTGGCGGTAATGACTGCTGGACACTCATAATGGACTGGTACCAGCGTGAGCACGGAATCACCCTGAAAAACTGGTCTGTTGATTATGAGTGGTGGGTGGACGGCAAAGAAAACCTCTATGACGATAACTGGCAGTCAGAGGGATTTGTGGAGATCGAGCCAGCGGAGATGCGAGAGGGCGACATGATCATGATGCGCATCAGTGCTCCGGTAACGAACCACGCCGCAATCTATCTCGGGAACAATATCATTCTTCATCATAACGCCGGGAGCCTTTCTACACGCGTTCCTTATGGCGAATACTGGCGTAACCGTACTGTGCGGATCGTGCGCAGAAAGGAGCTGATGGATGCTTAAAACCATGCGACTCAAAGGCCGGATGGCAAAAATGTTTGGTCCGGTTCACCAGTTTCACGTTGCGGATTTGCGGGAGTTGCTGCGTGCAATGTGCTCACAGTTGCCAGGCTTCAAAAAATTCGTATCAAACGCTCACCTCAACGGCATCCGGTTCGCCTTCTTTAGCGGCAAAGATAATATCGGCCTGCTGGAGTTCGACATGTCCTCATCTGCTACTGAGTTTCAGATGGAGCCGGTACTGGAAGGTTCAAAGCGTGGCGGCACACTGCAGATCATCATCGGTGCGGTCGCAATTGTTGCTGCGTTCTTCACAGCGGGCGCGTCACTGGCTGCATATGGCGCGGCTATTGGTACCACAACTGCAGTTGGACTGGCAGCAACGGCATTGACAAGCATAGGTATCAGTATGTTGCTTGGTGGGGTCGTGCAGATGCTGACTCCGCAGCCAAAGCTTAACGTGGGCGCATCATCCAGCACGGACAATAAGCCGAACTATGCGTTCGGTGCGCCGGTTAATACCGTTGCCATGGGCTATCCGGTGCCGGTGCTTTACGGTACCAGAGAAATCGGCGGCGCGGTCATCAGTGCCGGCAGCTTTACCAGCGATCAGCAGTAATCAGTGCGGGATTAATTATCAGGCCACCTTCGGGTGGCTTTTTTTATGGGTGAAATATGCGACTTCTCGAAGGTGCCGTGATTCAGGGCAGTAAAGGCGGTGGCGGCAGTGCCCATACGCCGGTAGAACAGCCAGATGACCTGCTGTCTATAGCCAAATTAAAAATGCTGCTGGCTATCTCTGAAGGTGAGATTCAGGGTGATTTAACCGCGCAGCAGATTTACCTGAACGATACTCAACTGGCGAACGAAGACGGCACCTATAACTTTACCGGTGTCGTATGGGACTGGCGCAGGGGAACACAGGACCAGACCTATATTCAGGGCATGCCTGAAGTTGATAATGAACTTTCAGTAGGCGTTGCAGTGACGCAGGCTGTCGCCTGGACGCGCCAGTTTTCAAATCTGACGCTCGATGCCGTTCGCATCAAGCTGAGCCTGCCGGTGCAGTATCAGTATAAAGACAATGGCGACATGGTAGGTACCGTGACGCAGTACGCTATTGACCTTTCAACAGACGGCAGTTCATGGGTCACCGTTGTTAATGGCAGTTTCAATGGTAAAACCACCTCTGAATATCAGCGCGATCACCGCATTGATTTACCTAAAGCAACATCCGGCTGGTCTATCCGGGTGCGCCGCATCACCGCAGACTCGACATCCTCAAAGCTGGTAAATGGCTTTAAGGTGTTTTCTTTTGCAGAGGTCATCGACAGCAAGCTTCGCTATCCCAACACCGCACTACTTTATATTGAGGTCGATGCGAGCCAGTTCAGCGGACAGGCTCCGAAGGTAACCTGCAAGCCAAAAGGGCGACTGGTTCGCGTTCCGACAACTTATGATCCGGTGACGCGCACCTATGCTGGAACATGGCAGGGTGATTTCAAATATGCCTATACCAATAACCCGGCATGGATTTTCTATGACCTGGTGCTGGATAAAATTTTTGGTATGGGGACGCGTGTCGATGCCACCATGATCGACAAGTGGGAGCTGTACAACATTTCTCAGTATTGCGATCAAATGGTGTCAGACGGCGCAGGCGGCACAGAACCGCGCTTTACCTGTAATGTTTTCATTCAGAGCCAGCAGGACGCTTACACAGTACTGAAGGACATTGCGGCTATATTCCGTGGCATAACTTTCTGGGGAAACAGCCAGATTTTCGTCAATGCAGACGTGCCGCAGGTTGATTCAGACGGCAACGTTGACGTTGATTTCGTTTACCACGCCGCTAACGTCATTGACGGCCTGTTCACTTATGCTGGTGGTAGTTACAAGAACCGCTATTCGTCCTGTCAGGTGAGCTGGTCCGATCCTATTAACCACTATTCCGATACTGTTGAGGGCGTCTACGACTCAGACCTCGTGCAGCGCTACGATGTGCGCGAGATGAGTCTCACCGCTATCGGCTGTACCTCTCAGAGCGAGGCACACCGACGCGGTCGCTGGGCCATTCTTTCTAACGCCAAAGACGGTACGGTTTCATTCGGCGTAGGTCTGGATGGTTACATCCCAATTCCGGCTGAGATTATCGGTGTAGCGGACCCGTTCCGTAGCGGTAAGCAGAACGGTGGCCGCATCAGTTCGGTTAACGGACTGCGCATCACGCTCGACCGTGCAGTTGATTACGCTGCAGGTGACAGACTGGTTGTAAATTTGCCAGACGGTACCGCGCAGACACGCACAATCGGCAGCATCAGCGCCGATAAGAAAACGGTCAGCGTGAACACCTCATTCCGCATTACGCCGGTGGCGGGGGCAGTCTGGGCCATCGACAGCGATAAGCTGGCAATTCAGTATTTCCGCATCACCTCAGTAGCCGGGAATGATGACGGCACGTTTACTATTACCGGCGTGCAGCATGACCCGAATAAGTACCGTTACATTGATGACGGCGTGCGCATTGAGCCAGCGCCAGTTACGGTAACGCCCATCAGCGTGCTGAAGGCGCCGGCCAACATCAGAATTGGTGAAGTCAGCTTTGTTGAGCAGGGGATGTCTGTCTCATCAATGCAGGTGACGTGGGATCGCGTTGAGGGTGCGATCAGCTATGTAGCGCAGTGGCGCAAGGACAAAGGCGACTGGATTAACGTTGCAGTCACCAGTGCTCAGGGCTTCAGCATTCAGGGCATTTACACCGGCGTTTATGATGTTCGCGTGCGTGCTGTGAATGCCGCTGAGGTATCTTCGCCGTGGGGATACGCCGATTCAACCTCACTAATTGGCAAAGCAGGTAAGCCGGGCACGCCGGTTAACCTCCGCGCCACTGATAATGTGGTCTGGGCAATTGATGTGACCTGGGCGTTTCCTGATGGTTCTGGTGATACTTCTTACACTGAGATTCAGGTGGCCACAACTGCTGACGGGCAGAACCCACAGTTTCTGGCTTATGTTCCTTATCCCGGTGTCAGCTACCAGCACGGACCGATGCCCGCTGGCGTTCGCCGCTGGTACCGCGCCCGGCTGGTGGACCGCATTGGCAATACCGGCGACTGGACAAAGTTTGTGGAGGGTGCCAGCAGTGTTGATGCGACCGCGTTGCTGGGCGACATTACCGAGCAGGTCCTGAAAACAGATGCCGGTAAGCAGCTCATTGCCAAAGTCGATACCAACATTGATGCCATGCTGCAGAACGCGCTGAACCTCGATGCAACGGTTGATCACCAGATGGCAGAGGCTGGCAAAAACCGTGCTGACATCCTGACGGTGAAGCAGACCATCGCAACTAACGAACAGGCGTATGCCCAGAAGTTTGAACAGATACAGGCGACCGTAGACCAGAACACAGCTGTTGTTCAGCAGACGTCAACAGCCCTGGCTGACACAAATGGTAAACTCTCTGCACAGTACTCAGTGAAAGTCGCCGTGGACAGCAACGGTCGCCAGTACGCGGCTGGTATGGGAATAGGGGTAGAGAATTCTCCTTCCGGCATGCAGACACAGGTGCTGTTCCTGGCTGACCGCTTTGCCGTAATGTCGCAGGTTGGCGCAACACCGAAAACCTTCTTTGCTATCCAGAACGGGCAGACCATCATCAATTCTGCCTTTATTGGTGATGCGACCATTACCAGCGCGATGATCGCTGCATATATCCAGTCAACAAACTATATTGCCGGGACTGCCGGCTGGAGGCTGGGTAAAGATGGGACATTTGAGAGAAATGCTGCAAATGGCTCAGGCAGGGTTGTGGACACTGGCACATTAAGACAGGTCTATGATTCAAATGGCACTTTACGCATCAGAGACGGGCTCTGGTAAGGAGAATAAATGCCTGGTGGCCTTCAGTGCTGGGATGCAAATGGAAAGCTGATAGTTGATATTGGAGATTACAATACTCGATATCTTGGCAGAACATCCGTAACCATGGCGGCTAATACCAATCAGGTGACTGGATCATTCGGGGGGCTTACATCATCAGGCTCATTTGTTGTAGTGGCTTCTGCTTCAAGCTCTTCCTATTACACACCTTCTAATTTTGCTGCTCGATCATATGATGGCGGATATCGCATATTTAAGCTTTCAGCATATACCGCTGCAGTTACCTTAACTTTGGACATGTACGCATTCATATGAGTGGATATCAGGTTTTTAACTCTGCTGGGGCGCTTGTAATTGATTCAGATTATAAAGGTACCTATTACCGTGATACGGTTAACTATACGAGCATAACGGATATAGGTTATTACAACATTACATGCCAACTTGGAAACTCCAACGATATGGGGCATGCGAACGCGAGTGTCCCAGTAGATGATAATCTGCGGTGGTTCAAGCCAAACAATAATGCCAGGATGTTTTTTACCGGACCCGACTGGGTGACTGCTAATGCTGGCTCAATGGCCCGTAGTCGAAGTGATATGCCTTTAGAAAGTGGTTATCGGGACGTTTTTAACTCAGCAGGAGAGTTAGTCTGGTCGGCTGTAATGGCTGCTAAAATACCTCGCATCCTTGGTTTTTTTGATGTTCCGGCAAACTTCGATTTGGATAACTCTGTTTATTCACAAGCGATTGGTAATGACTCATGGATTCTTGTAAGTTCTGTACCAGGTGGAAACATTTCTGATGATGGTTCCGGCACCGGTTTTTCGGGACCATTCTTTAGATTCCAGAATGGAACGTTGCAATGCCAGTGGGTAAACAAGCTCCAGCAGTCATGGGCCAGCACTCTGAGACCTTATGGCATGCGTATTCCCTATGGAGTATTTTCCAACCTAAGTTAGAATGACTTATCAGTAAACTCCTTTTTTATAATATAATATTTTACAAATGGATGTGATATGTCTGTATATGGAGTGACATATGAAATATATTTTAACGGCGTTATTAATTGCTCTTTCAGTTGGAGTGCAGGCTCAGAACAAAATCACGTATCCTGAAAGAGCAGAAAAGCTCAGATTTGGAGGCGAGGTGGAACTTCTTTATGATGTGACGCCTGAAGGAAACGTTTCTAACATCAGGATTTTAAAGGTTCATCCAAATTACCTTTTTGAACGCGAATTAAAACGGCAAATGTCTGACTGGACGTTCCCGGAACATAATCCCAAAAAAGACGTTCCGCTAAAAATAGTATTTAAGCCAAAATAATTAAATAACTTCCAAGAACCCGGCCATTGTGCCGGATTTTTTATTGCCCGGAGAAAGCTATGCCAGCAGGAACTATTGCATTAACCAACAACTCAACAGCGGTGACAGGCTCGGGGACCAGCTTCACAACTGAGCTTAAAGCGAATGATTTTATCGTTGCGGTTGTTGGCGGTATTACTTACACGCTCGGTGTGCAGTCAGTCAACTCAGCAACAGGCGTTGCGCTCATCACTGCGTACAACGGACCGAACGCATCAGGTGTGGCATGGACCGCTGTTCCCAACGCGGCACTGGTTGGAATCACAGCCCAGGTTGCAGCAGACGTTGCAAAGGCCATTCGTGGCCTGAATATGGACAAGCAGAACTGGCAGCAGGTTTACAGTGCGAGCGGTAACATCACAGTTACGCTACCAGATGGTTCTACTTACTCAGGCCCATCATGGAACTCAGTCGTAAACTCAGTTGGTGGGAAGTTGGATAAAGCGGGTGGTATCATGACTGGAGCGCTTTTCCTTCCAGCCTTAGAGATTTCAGCAGCCACACCTTTTATAGACTTTCACTACGCTAACGGAGTTTCTGACTATAACCTCAGAATGATAAACAGCGCTGACCGAACCCTTACGCTGGTGGGTGAGGGCGGATCAGGAGCGCTTCTGAATGTTATCGGTAGCATTAACACCTCAACCGGATTAACCGCCACTGGAGGGGGCATAAATACCCGTAGTGCGGCCCCGACAACAACACCGGCCTCAGGTACGGAAACTGCATCTGGAGTACTCGAAGCGGGTTTCAGTTCTGGTGTGTACTTAGGTGTCAGATCTCTTTTCCATACCGCTGTAGTCCAGGGAGCTGGTACGAGTGCAATTATCGCTATACAGACCTCAGCAACTGGCGCATACACACGATATCAGTTCTCACAGGGCGGTAACGCTATAGCCCCGGCAAACTGGGTAAGCAATTCTGACCGTCGACTAAAAACAAACATTGAAAAAATCGCTGATCCTCTTGAAAAAATGCTCCAGATTTCAGGCGTCACCTGGGACCGCGTAGACGGAGTAGGGCCGGGCATTGGTTTTATCGCACAGGATGTACAGGCAGTATTTCCTAAAAACGTATTCATCAGCGGCAATAGAACTCTTGAAGACGGCTCTGTAGTGGAAAACGTTTTAAGTCCCGACACATCAGGGGTAGCTGCCGCACTGCATCATGAAGCTATACTGGCACTCATGGATAAAGTCGACGCTCTTGAGAAGCGGGACCTGGAAAAGAACGCAATCATTTCTGAGCTTCAGGAAAGAATGAAAGCCATTGACGGCCTGGACGGATAAAAAAGCCCGGCGACCGGGCAATGACCCACCGCTCCTGTCTGATCAGGCTACGGGGTGGGGCATTTGAGATTAGTCACTCTCCGCCACTCCCGCCTGACTAAAACTCCTTTCAGCTCAAACCCTTTACAAATCTGTGAACTGGTCCGCCTTGCTCAACCATAGCGATTGGTATTACTGTTTATACATACAGTATTTATCAGGGGAGGATTCATCATGCCGAGAGACTACGAAATTAAAGATGCGTTTGTAAGTGCCATTAGGACCAAGGCGGGTGCCGGGCGAATTGTCACGACCGAGGAATTCGTCAAAGAACTGGAACGGCTTAACTGGCACTTCAGCCTGCGCGAGGCAAATCAGTGGATAAAAACGAATACAACCACGTTTCGTGACGTTTCCACGCAAGAGGGTGAGGCTAAGACCTACCAGCAGTTCAATCCAAACGGGGGTATCTGACATGGGATTTCCTTCACCGGCGATTGACTACATCGAACCTAGACTAACCCTGAATAGCATGCTGATGCCTCATCCAGCCAACATGATGTTGGTTGAGACACCGGAAGGATTTGTACTGGTAGACCGCACACTCAAAGCTAAGTCGGGAGAAATTGTCGCTTTTCAGCTCGGCGACTATCCACAGATAGGAAAGTTATTTAGCACAGGGATCATAACTTCGGACGGCGAGACGATCGACGGAGAGGGGATGGATGGGATTATCGTGCTGGGGAAGGTTACAGCTGAGATAATGTCTGTTTATGAACCTTGTAGACCCACTCTCTGAAAAATGCCCGCACATTTGCGGGCATAATAATTGTTAGCTGGCTAAGTTATTAATAATATTTACTGCTAATTCGAAGTTTGATTTGTAAAAGAACCCTTTTTTAACATTAAATTTATTTTTCCATTCGTTAAATTCTGGCTCGTCATTATCCATTCCAAAGTAATGAATTTGAGCTTTGCAAGAAGCTAGTTTTTCCCAAATGTGTTTATCAGCTAAATGAACTCTAACGCCAATAATGAAAACTTTTGATGAAGAAGTTAGACTATTCTCCCACATTGTTTGCTGGTGAAGAACATAGTCTGGGCTAACTCTTACGGATTTCCCTTCCGCATACATAGCAATTGAGGGGGCAATGCTATCTTCTGTTAATGCTTTAAATATACTTTGCTGTTGATTGACAGGTTTGATAGGAATATTCATGTCAGCATAGACCGCGCCAGTGATACGAACACCACGGAACGCATTGTCAGCAAGATTAGGCCAAAAATTACTAGAACCATGGATTTTAAGCAATCTTACATGACCTGGTTCAAACCTATTCGAGTATACAGTGTTCAGTTTTATACTTGCGGCTGCCAATTCAAATAGCAAGTCGTAGTTTAAACTACAATAAATTGTTCTTCTTGGGTTTAATTTGCTTATTAACCGTGTGTAGTGGTTGATTTCTCCAGGGCTGAATTTAGCAAGGTAACCAGCCAACTCTCGCTGAAATGACATTATGGTCATGTTGGTATACTTAAAATACTCAGACATGCCTTTTTCAAAATTTGATCTAAAAATTTCTTTTATATGTTCTGGAATGCGTGATGCAGTTTTGTTTAAACCTTCTAATTTTTCGAAAAGCTTGTTACCCAAGGGAGGAGGGTAAGGAATTACATCACCACTACCAAAGCTAGCACCAGCGCCAAAGATCACCATGCAAGTCAT